TGACGAAGAAACAACGTAATTTTAATTACTGGAGAATAGAAAATGAAATCAATACCCCGAGAAACTTTACGCGCAGCCCTACGCGCCCAATATGGTGTAAACCACTACCGAATTACTCAAAATGACGAAGTGTATATTTACGGGCTGATGCCTAATGATAGGCTTTTTGGCTGGTGGCTGATGGGAGACATTCTCACGGCTGAATTGTGGCTGGGTTTACATGATGAGGTGGCAGCATGATTGATTATGACGACGACCTAGCCAGTTACATGGCAGACGATGGCCCAGGTGAATATGATCCAGGCATATGCCCTGCCTGCTCAGGTTCTGGTGAGGGCCAACACGATGGCAGCGTATGCCCTGTTTGCAAGGGGATGGGAGAATGAAAGAAACCATTTGGGACTACCTACTAGCCCTCACCATTGCTACCTGCTTGGCTTTAGCCCTTGTTAATTGGTGGTCAAATTGATCCTACTCGCAGCCCTGCTTGCCACTCTGGTGGCAGTGTTGCTAAACCTGTAACCACCCTTCCAACCAAGCCCGATTAGCCCTCGGGCTTTTTTACGTCCAAAATCTGCCTCTTGGCATCCTCAAAGCCCCGGCCAACGATACACTGGTAGCCACAATCGTCTAGGTAACTAATCCAGTCACTTTGGGCTGGCGAAAGCGTACCGCCCTTCTCACGCTTCATTTCAATCCACATTCCCCACGCTGGAACAAATAAATCCGGTACGCCTGCCTGTACCCCTTCTGCCTTCAACGCAGCCCCCTGAGAAGCCCCACGATGGCCCCCGTTGGGCACGGCAAAGATTCTCACGCCAGGGTAACTGCGCCGAAACCAGCTTACAAGCCTGACCTGCTGTAAATGTTCGGACTCCATCAGAAGGGAACCTCCCACTCCCACAAGGCGCAGCCCCCAGGCTCGCTTGCAAACTCCACTGGTGGAGTGTCGTTGTACTCGGCGCAAACCCCATCGGGGCGGTAATGGTCACACGTATGGCAGACCCTCGGTGGCTCGGCATTGAGGGTGGCGCGGTACAGGGTGACGATGGCTGGCTCTGGGTGACGAGTAGTCATGTCCACATTCTCCTAACAATGCTAAAAAATTTACCTTCTCGCTTGAATTCGATCCGCACTGGTGGCAGACCCTCGGTAAGCTGCTGGGCCATTTGGTGCAGGTCGGTGGCCCCATAGTCCAGGTCAACACTGGCTTGGTGCGATATATCAGCCAGCAGCCTACGGCTCTTTTCTCCGGCATACCCATCGTGAGTCACTGCCAGATATTCGGTTACAGGCAGGTCGGACAGACCCCCGTAGTAGGTCAGGGAGAGCATTTCCTTGCCACTCGCTCGGCTGATATGCTTGCGCCATGTCCAGGCGGTAACGTCCATGTCAATACCCTCGTTGCCCATAATGTCTAGGTTTGACAATTTAAGGGTCGGGCGCTCGGGTTCGGGAAACGGCGTCCCGCAAGCCGGACAGACTCGGGCACTCAAACCGCAGATTTCTTGGCAGTTATCGCAGACCTTAACGGGCGCTTCACCTATCTTGTCACCCTTCTTTGGTGGCGGGTTAACCGCAGTGATCGGGCCATGCTGCTCTACTACGCCTGCAAAGTCCAGCACCAGACAGTCGGTCTTGCCTAAATTCGGCCTCATGCCCCTTACGGCCATTTGCAGGTAAAGTCCAGGCGACATTGTGGAGCGCAAAAACGCAATGCAGTCTAAAGCAGGAAAATCGTAGCCTGTTGTTAAAATTCCAACTGAACAAATGGCTCGCATTTCACCAGATTCAAAATTAGCCAGCTTACGCTCGCGCTCTGACTTGCTGTGCGTTGCGTCCAAGGCTTCAGCAGTAATGCCAGTAGATCGCAGGCATTGGGCTACTGCTTCAGAGTGAGCAATACCAGAACAAAAGATTAGCCAATGCTTGCGGTTGCTTGCCTTCTCAATAATTTCATTGACTACAGCGCTATTATGGTCATCAGTGTTGAACTTGGCTTCCATTTCTGACGCAATGTATTCGCCTTGTCGTTTGTGCAAACCTTCAGTTTCTAATTGATGTTGCGTAATTTTTGAGCGCAACGGCACAAGGTGCGTTTTGAAAACTAATTCCTCAATGCTGACAGGCTCCAAAATTTCTGTAAATATTGCGTCTTTGCCCTCGGTAATCATGCCTTGCCCAAGCCTGTACGGGCTGGCGCTTAAACCCACAATCCGCATGGACGGATTAATCTCTAACAAGTCGGAAATTAACTTTCGATAAATTCCACTTTCAACAGTTGAAACAGAATGAACTTCATCAATGATGCACAAATCTATGTGACCAATTTGTTTGGCGCGTTTAGCAACTGATCCAATACCCGCATAAGTTATTGGTTCTCCAAGATCACGCTTGCCAACACTGGCACTGTAAATGCCAAGTGGTGCATTGGGCCAAAGTTTTCGCAGCTTGTCAGCGTTTTGCAAAATTAATTCTTTAGAGTGAACTAACATAAGAATTCTTGTTTCAGGCCATTTTTGCAATGCGTCACTTGCCAGTGATGCAATGACCACAGACTTACCAGACCCGCCAGGCATATTCAGCACTGGATGGCCGGTCGCGTTCTTTTCAAACCATGCGTAAAGCATTTCAAGTGCTTTTGTTTGGTAGTCACGCAATTTCATATTAATAACTTTCTCCACGTTTTATTCTGCTAATCGTCGTTTGACTAACGCCGAAAAAAACAGCAATTTTTGTATCAGACATATTCATTTTTCTAATTTGGTATGCTTGTTGATTGGTTAACTTTGCCAGTCCTTTTTTGTTTTCACCACGGCCAGTAAATGACCGTTTCTTTTGAACCATGTCACACATGTTGTCATAGTGCGTTCCAACAAAAAGATGATCTGGATTTACACAAAGCGGCATATCGCACTTGTGGCAAACATACATGCCTTGTGGTATTGCACCATGCACAATTTGAAATGAAAATCTATGCGCCCCAATTGACTTTCGGTCATCAGTCCAATGGCGGGGATATGGCACGCCTTTGCTGTTTGGCCTTGTTCCACCAGTCCACAGCCAACAGCCTGATTCGTCGATTTCATACTTTTGGTGGAATCGCTCAACGGCATTGCCATCATCGACTTTTCGACTTCCATGGTCGTTGACATCACCACGCTTGAGAAGCCTTCTGTAATGCTTGTCACAGTATCCTTTTGATACAGAATCACGCTCACATCCATCAAATGCACATTGCATATTGCTCTCCTTGTGTCAGTGAGTCCATTTTATAGGAATGACAGACATAATGCAACCATTTCACCCCACTACCCTCCCATCCCACTTAGCTCTTACTTCAGCAATCAGCGGATCACCACTCCCGCAAGCAGCAGCATTGGCAAGCAGTTCCTTTGACCCATAGACCCCTTCCCCCGGCTCACCATTGGCAATCCCCAGCCCGTCAATCTCGTAGACTGCAACCCAGTCGCTTGGCCCTTCCAAGCGTTTCCAGGGCACTAGGTCAGGGTGCAGGACATGGGCCTCGCAGCCGGTGCGCTGAGACTCAAGCGGCACAATGTCATCCCACTTGGCGCAGTGCCAAGTGCTATCGCTCAATGGCGTGATGTGGGCGCAGGTGCGGCAGTTAACGTGCTTTGTGGTCTTGCTGCCGTGGCAAAAGTCATGCCCAGGGCATATCTTGCACTCAAACCAAGTGGGGTCAGTGCTGATAGGTGGTGGCAGGCGGTCAGTCAAAGTCAACCGTTGCCCACGTTCAATGGCCTTGGTTGCCACTTCCTTGTCGTACTCAATTCTCTCGGTGTATATACGGTCATCATCCTTGCAGACGGCAACATACAGCGCACGTTTCAGTGAAGTCCCGTGCATATAAACCTGACACTGCGTAAAATGTTGGGGTTTGCTCTTGCCCACGCCATGCTTTTCTAGGTCGTTAAATGACTTGAGACTGTGGGTCTTGAACTCTAAAACGTGTTCAGTCTTTGGCGCACCGGGTACGCCTTTACCGATACCGTCTAGGCTCCCTGATACGTGACTACCAAAGTCAACCTTGGTCTGAGTGCCATAGACATGGATGCCTGCCGCCCTCAAGTCACTGATGATGGTGGCCTCCTCGTTAAAGCCTCGCCTAAACAAGCGCAGGATGCGGCCCTTGAACTTTTCCTGCACCGCCCACCGAAACGACAACCAAAGCCACCGCTCACAATGGTGGCCCAAGGTGCTTGCCCCTAAATGCGG